AGTGCCTCCATCGATAGATATAAACTTAAATACATCTGTATATGAAGAATCCATGGTTGGGAGTACACCACCAGGCCATTCAATCGTGTTCCACCAATTTATTGTATATGCTCCACCACAAGCTATATAAAGATAGAATTCTTCATTCACATTATTCTGGAGTGTTCCACTTATAGTGAATGTTATATTTCCTACTGCCTGTACCCAAAAACCTCTATAACTGTTAAGATTTAGATTCAAAGTTCCAGATGTATCATTGAAATCATATTCTGCTCTGGTCACTCCTCCGGAAATTCCACTATATCCACTGTAACCAGAATATCCGGATCTTCCTGAATAACCTGATATTCCACTAATACCGGAGATACCAGAAAATCCTGAAATACCTGAGAATCCACTTATGCCTGAGAAGCCACTGATTCCACTAAAACCTGACATTCCAGAAATACCACTGTACCCAGATCTTCCAGAAGCGCCGCTTGTGCCGCTTGTTCCACTAAAGCCTGATATTCCTGAGAATCCTGACATTCCAGAAAATCCGCTGTATCCACTATAACCAGAGGCTGCATATTCTCCATCAAGTCCTGATATACCAGAATATCCAGACATTCCTATTGCTGATTGACCTGCAGAAGCAACTATAGATGCGTAACCAGTTAACGATTCTGTAAATGTTATTACAAGATTATTATCATCGACAAATTCTATATTTAATGGAAGTATAGATCTACTATCACTACCAATAACTTCTACATTTACATATTTTACTGCAAGATTGTGTTGTACTACCCATGTTGAAGATGCTTCACTTTGTGACCATATACACTGAACTGCTGCTTGCCCACTAAATCCACTGAATCCAGATATGCCAGAATAACCGCTTATGCCAGACTCTCCAGAAATCCCACTAAATCCGCTGAGTCCAGAAATTCCACTGAAACCAGAAATTCCTGAGAAGCCAGAAATCCCACTAAAACCAGATATACCAGAATAACTAGAAAATCCAGAAATACCTGAAAATCCAGAAATACCGCTGAATCCGCTTATTCCACTTTCACCGCTTATTCCAGAAAAACCACTCATACCAGAAAAACCGGAAAATCCAGAGATTCCAGATATTCCGCTAAATCCAGAGATACCAGATATACCAGAAAATCCAGATATGCCACTAAAACCAGAAATTCCAGAAAAACCGGATATGCCTGAGTAACCACTTAGTCCTATCCAATCTGCATCTCCACCATAAAAGATTGTCTGTGTGTCATTGACATAAATCAGACGGCCTTCGTCACCACTTTGCCATGTTGGTTTTGTAGCTTGTATTTCAAGAATAAGTGGACCTTTAAAGCTTAGACCTTGTGATCTCATTGTGAGTCTCCTACACTGTCAGCGTGTAGCAATTCTAGAGTTAGATTTCTCCCTTCTCGGATAGTATTTTTATTTTGTTCGAGGGATATTTGTGGATTGTGTGGCGTATATATATTAATTTGTATAAAATACTGCACTTCCATTGAAGGATAGGAAATGGAAAGGACGCGAGAGACGATAGAGGTTGGCAGCTTACGGCTGCTAATCTTTTTTGAGGGAAAAATAATAAAAATTTATAATATTAACAAAAGTATATAGGAGTTCTATGGAAAAAGTTAAATGCAAAATATGTGGGGAAGAATTCTCCCTCAGAAGTTTAGGAAATCACGTTAAGAGATCACATAACATCAAGTCAGAAGAATATTATATTGATTTTATTAAAGAATCTGTAGGATGTTTGGAATGTGGTAAACCAACGAGATTTCGTGGTATAGACAAAGGATATCGAAAGTTTTGCAGTCTGAAGTGCGCTATGAAGAATCCAGAAGTACGTGTCAAGATAGAAACATCGATGCTAGAAAATCATGGTGTAATAAATCCCATGCATGATAAAAACATAAGAGATAAATGCATCAATGGATTAAACAAGACTTTAGAATTACATAAGAATGAAATAGTAGAAAAAAGAGAAAAATCCAAAGAGATTAAATATGGTAACAGAAACTTTAACAACAGAACCAAAGCTGCAGCAACAAGATTAGAATTATATGGAGATGAAAATTATAGTAACAGAGAAAAATGTGAAGAAACATGCTTAAAGAAATATGGTGGAAAAGCACCTACATCAAGTAAAGAAGTTGTCGAGCTCAGAAAGAAAAATAATATTGAAAAATATGGTGTAGACGAACCAGCCAAATTAGAATCTATGCGTATAAAAGCGTCGAAGAAATCATCCGAGAGAATAATGGATCCAGAATATAAAAAAATATGGTATGATGCGCTCATATTATCTAGAAAATTAAAAGGTCCAGAGATAATTAATAAAGTTAAAGAAACCAATAATAAGAACAATGGTGTAGATTGGCCAATGCAAAATAGAGATATAGTCAACAAAGCCAGGAAATCATATTTGATAACATTCAGAAAAAGAGTATCAGAACAGCTGAAAGTTCTAAATCTATCATTAGAAAATGGTGATAAAGATATAACATATACAAGAGATATAATAACTTTGAAGTGTGATATATGTGGAAAGAAATTCAGAAATAGGTGGTATAACATAACTCTCGGGCGCGGGAGATGTCCAAAATGCTTTCCAGCAAACAAACCAAGCAGACCACATATGGAACTTGCAGATTACATAAAATCTCTTGGATTTGAGGTTTCAATAAATGATAGAAGTGTCATATATCCTCTAGAAGTTGATATTTTTATTCCAAATAAAAATCTCTGCATAGAAATGAATGGATTATACTGGCATTCTCTGAAGGATGAAAAATATCATAAGAATAAGACTGATGCTTGTAAAGTCCGTGGATACAGATTGATTCATATTTATCAGGATGAGTGGGATCTAAAGAAAGAGATTATAATGTCTACAGTTCGTTATCTTCTTGGTGTTAATAACTCAATAAAAATAATGGCAAGAAAGTGTAATATAAAAGAGATTAGTGTTAAAGATAAAAATAATTTTCTCAACAAAAACCACATACTTGGGGAAGATAAGAGCAACATCAGAATTGGAGCCTTTTATAAGAATAATTTAGTTTCTGTTATGACATTTTCATATGGAAATATTTCCAGAGGTGGCTCGCCTGGCGATAAGAAGAACTATGAGATGTCAAGATTTTGTGTAGACAGAGATTATCTAGTATCAGGTGCAGCTGGAAAAATATTAAAATATTTTCAAAATAATTATGAATGGCAGTCTATATATACATATGCAGATCTTAGGTGGAGCAATGGGGATCTCTATGAGAAACTTGGCTTTACAAAAATTTCATATGTGAAACCTTCATATTTCTATATCTCGAAGAATGGCCAGAAGAGAATTCACAGGTTTCAATTGAGAAAAACAAAAGATGATCCTTCTGATAAACCAGAATGGCTTTTAAGATCTTCTGAAGGATTCAGAAAAGTTTATGATTGTGGAAAAATCAAATACGAACTAAGAAGAGATCAGCAGAATTAACTGCTGATCTCCATTTTTTTGTTAAACTATGAACAGGTTAAGCAATATCTGTTCTGCTGGGGTAGTTGGATTCAAAGTTACATTCACATGGAATTTCTTGCTTTGCTGTTCGTATTGCGTAGCTCCAACTTCAACATTATAACTATTCAGGCCGCGTCTGGTCTTTATATCTTCCAAGAAGTTTGATACATCATTAGCGACTTTGGCCCAAGTATTGGAATCGTTATTTTCGAACACATAATACATACAGTATGCTTCAAGTGCTCTCTTTATATACAGTACTAATCTTATAACATTGATATTTTCCATCTTCGAAGGCTTCGTCTGAGATGTCAACTGACCCCATACAACATAACCCTGTGGGAACGAAACTATTGGATTAAGCTGCGCAAGATACATCTGATCTCTCTGATTAAGATTTGGACTATATCTGAGCGCCTGTATATTTTCTATAGTTGTTCTATTAAAGCCAGCAATTGCCGTCCAGAGTGCACCAAGACTATCATTCCTTGGAACCAGATAAGCCATGTGATAGCAAGGGCTGAACCATTCTGGCTGACCAGTAAATATATCATTAACTTTTGAATACTCTTCATACAAAGCAGTATAATAGTTATTAAATTTCACAACCCTTCTGGCTCTTACAGCTTCATCAGGAGTTCTATTATCACCATTATCAAGAATAGAAATACAATCACCTCTTGCAATAGCAAGTCTGGAAATACATTGTTTAACAAGGGTATCATATCCAGCATCATATACAACGTTGAAATAATAATTGTCTGTATCGAACATTGTATCTTCAAGTTTGCCCGTCATAGGATTTGTCAATCCGCCAGTGAATGCACCCTCAAGTACAAGATTAGCATTAGTTTCATTTATAGAACCATCATTATTCTTTATATCTCCATCGGAACCATATCTCAGAGGTTTCGGAGGAACTGCTATGTCATATCTTCCAGTTACAGGATTCAGACCATAAAATGCATCTGTCATAACTGAATATGTTTTCTTTATCTCGAATGTTATACCTTCGCTAGTTGCATCAAAGTTGTTGAGCGCAGCTGTAGCATCAACATCTGTAGCAGCAATACCGCACCAGCCTCTACCAGCTCCATTAGTCAGGAATCTGTCTTTGAATACATGAATTTTTGTATTATCATTCGGATCAGCTGCACCAAGCCAACCGTAAATTCTGGTTCCAAATGCATCTGTAGCTATAACAGCATATCCAGGAGGTAAAGCTCCGAGAGTAGACATGAAAGCCCATGAAGTACCATCAGATGTAGCCAAATCTCCAGAATGTCCTGACCATATTCCTGTTGGAGATGATCCGACAACATATGTATCACCAACATCAGGATTCAAAGGAGGCGTATTCAGAGTCGTATAAGTTGTCGTTGTTTCAGGATTCTTCTGCCATCTGCTCATATCTTGTTTATAATCTATAAGCCATGCATTAGTTGCATCAGATGGTCTAACACCAAGAACAACTGGCTCTGCCATATTTCTTGAAAATACTTTGTTAGCAAGCTGATATCCTTCAGACATATTTCCGTCAGAGTCAGACATCACAGCTCTCAAAATATTTGAATATGTCGCAAGAACATAAACTATATAAAGAGAATCGCCGCTAGAAGAAATCTTGTTCGGATCGAATGATACATCGAATGATTCAACAATTTCATCTTTTCCAGTCTCCTGCTTCTGATAAATATCAAGAACATAAACATCGCTAAGCATTGGATTTGCATATGCGCTCAGATGAACACTTATCTGATTGTAATAATCACCTCTTCCTATAGGATAAAGCATACAGATAGGAAATGTTCCACTTTCTCCACGAAGAATGAAAGTTTCCATATCCAGCATTGATGTGGCGGTTGTATCATACACACATACTATAGTCGGGCGAGCTTGCGTACTATCAGGAGAATACTGTGCTATGATGGCTATATTTGCATATTGCGCATCAAGCGGAAGTGGTCTCATGAAATAAAATGCGCCGGATTCACTCAAGAAGTTGTAAGGAATATACATTCCCTGACTGAATTTGCGCGGGTACCTTAAATAATCAGGAGTTCCAAACTCATTTACATAATCTGTCGGTGATGATATAAAAACGAGTTGGTTGTCCCTTCCTTTAGGTGTTATTGCACATGTCATGCCTATTGTTGAAGGCACTTGTCTCACATAGGAAGTGAGATCTATAATACTTGTAAAAACACCAGGGGAAACATGTTGAATTGCCATTGTGTATTCCTCCATCTATATCTAAAAATATTGTTAGACTTAGAAGTAAAGTCTCCAGTTTATTAGTAATCGTCTGTTATTTTGTTTAATTATTGTTGGAAATGTTATTCGGGCATACATATAAAAAGGCCCAGAAATTTCTGCATCTGTACTATCACAGACAAATAGCGCAGCTTCATTTATTTCTTTTCCATTTCCTTGATTATCTATACAATCGTCATTGTCAAGTGTTGCACTGACAGTCAATCTCAGATATGCATCCATGTTCAAAGGATCTTGATCAAATCTATATCCAGGAGGATTCAACGGAATTGGAACTTTATACCATCCATATCCATCACCATAATTGCCATAATCTGCATATTTTCCTTTGGACGCAGTATTTATCATCCTTGGAGCATAGAGATTTGTATCTGTTATTTTTGGTGGTATAGGGACAAGCCTGTTTATCGGGTCTGCTCCTCCATATCCAAAACCCACCCAACTAAGAAAGCAATTGGCCTTTCCGCATGTTGCGGCTGTATTGTTTTGGTTCATTGCTCTAGCTGCCAGCCACTCTCGTCCAAGATAAACCACCAAATTATGGTCTTCATGTATTAATTTCTGTTCACCTGTCTCATCGTCTATTTCATAAATTTTAACAATGTTTTTTGGGGTATTTTTATTGGCGCTTTCGTCTTGATCGCCGCTCTTGCAATAATCAGTCCCCTCGATTAAAATTGTTGTATTATCAGACATTATTAAACTCCAACTCAGTGGTATCTTTTTTATTTTGTTCTGTGATCATAGCGAAATTAAAAAATTTATAGCTATATATATTTTTTTGCAAGTAAGAGGATGGACGCTTATCGGCGTTCTTCTTTTTATTAAAAAAAATCCTTTGGAGGTTTGCATGAAGACGATGAAGAAGGACCAAGAAGTTAAACGAGTAGAGGAAAATATGGTGAATCATTTTTTACAATTGGGGTTTGAATTCTGTCCAAAAGGTGAATGGAAGCGGAAAGTACGTGATGTTGGAAAGCCGCCAAAACCAGAAAATAAAATCAAGGATTGAGGAGGAGACCATGTGTGATATGCATAAGAAAGTTGAAAAACACGTATTTGATGCCAGAGACGGCAAGGATGTAACAGAAAACAAGAAGAAGATAACAGAGCATATAAATAAATGTTCAAGCTGCCGCCAACTTTTCATCGACCTGACAGAG